TTCTTGCTGAGCTTTATAAAATTGTTGTTGGTAGTTTAAGAAAGAAAAGAGTTAAGGAGAGTTCAATTATTACTGGACTTTTATTTACTCAATTAAATGAAATCGTAGAAAAGATTGAACAAAAAATCTTTGTTGAAAATTCTGACGAAAATGCAGTATATGATTTCAAAAATTATATCATTCACGATCGAGTAGCAAACAGTCAAAAAATTACTGAAGCTCTTAAGATTGATTATCCATCACAAGGAAAAGAGAAAGTAAATATCTTTGTTGGTAGATTCCAACCATTTACACTAGGACATGTTAAAGTTTTAGAAACTCTTTATAAACAAAATGGACATCCAGTTATAGTATTCTTAGTTAAAGCAAAAACTGCTAAGAAAGAGGATGCTGTTAAACGACCTTATGATGTTGAAACGCAAATTGAAATGTTTAACAATGTACAAAGAGAATACAAATTCTTAAAGCAAGTTATTGTTGTTCCTTCTGCTGCAATTGATGTTATGTTCAATGAACTTAGACCAAACTACGAACCAGTCCTTTGGGGTACTGGAACTGACCGAATGAAAGCATACGGTTATATGGTTAATAATGACAAGTATCGTGATGAACTTGGAGTTTTACCAGAATTTGGTTTATACGAAATCCAAAGAGGAGATGACGATATTTCTGCAACAAAAGTTAGACAATCTCTACTTGATGATAATGTTAAAGAATTTAACAAAATGACTCCAAACTCGCTTCACTCTATGTTTAATGACCTTAAACAAAAATTAGAGACTTCTATTGCTAACGAATCAATAGTACATGAAGAAGAGTTTTTAACATTCGAACAATTTATAAACAAGATATAATGGCACAAACTTACGGAGACGTTAGAGCAAGATTTCAATTGGCTATGGATATAGTTTTAAATGAATCTGCTAGATCAATTGAAGGAACAGTACTTCCTGCTATGCAAAAAATATTAGGGCATGGAAGAATCAATACAAAGAACGGAGGAAAGGATCTTAGATTTGATTTAGGTGGAGATTCTAAAGCTGCTTTGAAAGCAATCACAGATGCACTAAATAAAGTTGGAGCATCAAAATTCGATATTGTAACTGCAGGACCTGGAGAATATTCAAATGGTGCCAATTCTGGTAAATTTACAACATTTATTGTAACATTTGGAGAAGATGTACCAGATTTAAAAGCTTCTACTGGTGATGTTATTAAATTTGTTGATAATAATCCACCAAGAGGTTCAATTAAATCTAAAGAACTTACACCGACTTCTCTTAATTTACCACAAGATACTGATATGAATTTTTCATCATTATCAAGCAGTGTTAAGGGTGCAATCAATAGTAAATATAGTTCTAATTTGTTTATGCAAAGTTTCTTAACAGAACTTTATGATTTAATATCATCACATAAACCAGCAAATTATTTCAATGATCCATTGGCAATATCTGCATTTTCAGAAAATATTAATTATGATGAAAATGTTAGAGAAGCAATTGAAGCACTTGGAGTAACCGATTTAAATACAATTGGTAAAGATTTTGGTGAAGTTTTAGGAGCAGCATTACTATTAAATATGGTAAAAACTCAACATGGAATTTCATTCCCTTCTGGAAATAATCCTCTAGTTGATTTTTATATTGATGGATATGGTATATCTTCAAAATATAAATCTGGAGCTGCACCAACCCTTTCTAATATTATTAAGAATTTAAAATCTGAGAATTTTACTGAAAAATCAGAAGTTCAACTATATGATTTGTTTAAAATAATTGAAAGCAATTCAGTTGTCGATGGTTATATTAAAGGTGCTGAATTTATGAATACACCTTCAATTTCTATATTAAAATCATTAGTTGGTGGTACCTCATTAGATGAAAAATCTTTAGAGAGTTTCATACAAACTAAAATGAATGAACTTGGAAAAGAAGAGTTCTTTACAACTTTTGTTCAACCATTAGTTAAATCTTCAGGAAGAGGAGTTGATAAATTTGATAAAGTTCAGTGGGACAAATTAGATAAAGGTAAGAAATATATTGGTCTATTTAGTTATTCATTAAGCTTAGAACTTATTGATGCTCTAAATGGTAAACTTGGTGCTGGTGATGTTTATATTAATACACTAAGAACAATCGTTGGTAAGTTAGATGTTAAACAATTATACATGGATGTAGATCTTAAAAGAGACCAAATCCATTTCTATCTAAAAGGATTCAGCGATGCTAATGCAAAATTATCATTTGAAGCACCAAACGTATCATCTACCAATCCAGGTAATGGTAAGTTAGGTTTCAAAATGAAATAACGATATATAGAATATAAAAATAAAAATTTAAGAATGAATTTCGACGATTTTTTACAATCACTTAACGAATCTGAAGCAGTAAATGAAGCAGGAATCGTCCTAAAAAGACAATATACTGAAGCTCATCCTGCTAAAACTGCATCTAAAACAGCGGTTATTCGTAATAAAGTTATTGAAGCCATCAAAGATGGCAAATTAACTAAAGAGGAATTTAACCTAATTTTGACTAAAGTTTCTGAAGACCAAAAAAGATGGTTGAAAAGAAATTCTAGTCTTTTTAATGTTTCTGAAGATGGTGTTACATTATCAAAATCAGGTCTTAAAATCTATAATGAACTTACAAAAGAAAATAAAATACAAAATAAACCTAGATTTGAAATGAAAAGATTAGTAGAATCGTTCTCAGAATTTATTGAGAATAATAAATTAAATGAAGCATTTGCATCTTCAAAGCTTGCAAGTCTTTTAACAGGAGCTGAAAAAATGCCAAAGGATCTTCCAAAAGCGTTTTATGGCATGTCATCATTGGCATTAGATAAAATTCAAGATGTTGATATTATTGAAATGGATCCAGAAACGGCTAAAAAAGAAAAAAGAGCTAGCGCTGTATATTTCTATTTTACAACTAACGAAAAAGAGAATCCATATTCTCAAAGCGATTGGGGTACAAAAACTATTCCAGCAAACTGTCTATTAGCAATAACAGACGGTCAAAATGAATGGATGAATGTTGAATGGCAAAGACGTGGTGCAAGAGTTTTAAAAGTAACTAAAAGAGATGATTCAGCCGGAATTTCAAAATCTTCTGCTAACGCAAGTTATGGTTCTAGAATTTCAAGTTTAAAACAAGTTGTTGAACTTGCTGATAGAGCATATTGCTTAGATTTAGAGATCCTTAGAGCAAGATATTCTACAAGAGCTTTAAGAGATGAAAGATATGCTGCTAAAAAAGGAGCTATTGCATTCCAAACTGATAAAGATTTTAAAGCAGAAAACATAAAGAGATACAATGAAATTTTAGCTACTAAAGCAGCTTCACTACCATTAGATTCTCTTGTTGCAACTGCAATCGATACAATCGCCGGCCAAATCAAAGATGGTTTAGCTAAAGGTTTAAAAGGAAGATACGATGAACTTATTGTTGGATTAGATCCAAAAGGAAGAGAAGTTAAAATGAACGATGCTGCAAATCTAATGAGAAATATCTTAGATGAATATTCTAGATATTGTGGAGATGCTGCTCAACAAGAAAAAGAAGTAGCTTCAGGTTACGGTGGTTCTTACTACGAAGGTAGCATGAAACAACGTGCTAAGAATATTCAAGATTACTTGAAGAAAATCGAAAACATGAACTACGCTTGGTAATAATATGAAACATGTACAACTATACGAACAATTCGTAAATGAAAAAGCATACCAATTGACCGGAATTTACGGTGCAAAAGGTATTATTGGAAAAGTTCTATTTGCTTTTAAGAAAGAAATCGAACGAATTAAATACGAAGGAGACGCTGATTCAACTTTAGCAGAACTTAACGATGTTTGGACCAAATGGGCTGATAAAGACGGCGCAAAAATCATCGAACAAGAAGTAATGAAAGTTGTTAAAGACAAGGAATCTATTGTTTATATAGTTGCAACTTTATCTAAAAAACAATGGATTGCTGACGTAATTAATAGATTAAACACACCAACTGGTACAGAACTTTTTGTTTCTTTAGGAACTGATTTTGTGATTAATGTTGGTTTTGCAGATGATGTTGATGGAGATAAATTCTCTAGAAAACTTGAAGGTATGACAAATACTGCAATTCCAGTAGATATAACTGAAATCGTTGGATCTTTTGATTCTGCAGTAGGTTATAATAACGTTGAAATCAGAAAGAGCATGTTTTTATCAATAGATGCAAAATAATTTATAAGATGCCTGCAACAAGCAAATCACAACAAAGACTAATGGGAGCAGCATATGCCGTAAAAGCCGGACATATGCTGCTTTCTGATGTTTCTGCAGAATACCAAGACAAGGTAAAGGACTTGACACTTTCAATGACTTTAAAACAACTTAAAGATTTTGCATCAACCCCGCATGAAGGTCTTCCTGATACGGTTGAGGAAGCTAGTTTAGGATTTGCAACAAATATTGGTGGACCACAAAGTACTTTTATGCCAGGAGCTGGAATGGGAGCTATTAAACTTCCAAATATGGGAACTGGCGAAATAGGTTCAGGTGATGTTCCAAAAGGAGCAGGTTGGGCAGAAGACGAATACGAAGAAGAGAAAAAGAAAAAGAAGAGAAGAGAAAAACTACAAAAGAATACTGAAAAACCAGTAAAAACCTTTGAACAGTTTATTTTCGAAAAACTTAATCCATCTTTAAAGGACAAATAAATGCTAAACATTATTTTACTAGGCGGAGAAAAAGATAAGAATTGGTCAGAAGCAGCAGTTGAAAAAATTATAAATTCAATTAACTCTTGCCAATCTTTAAAACAACTAATGACATGCAGAGCATTAGTTAACAATTACCTATTTGCTGCAATCATAGCAGGACACGAGGCAGATGATGATAATCTACGATTAGTCTCGTCTCTATTACACTTCTTAGTTAAGAGTAAAGAGAATCAACTTATTAAGGAAATGGATCTTATTTCCTAAAATATTTCACTAAATATTTTTTTATGTCATGGAAATTGTTTATATTTACATATAATATTTAAACAATCTCAACATGATAAAATCAGCAAAAGACAAAAAGAAAGGTCCAATCGAAATCGATCTTAATGGACCAGAAGGAAATGCATTCTACTTAATGGGAATGGCAATGAACTTTGCTAAACAACTAGGTTGGTCTCAAGAACAAAAGGCAAAACTTAGAGTAGAACTGACATTCTCAGACTACGAAAACCTAATTAACATCTTCGATAAACATTTCGGCGAGTTTGTAATTTTATATCGATAATTTCGAAACTTTTTTGAATTTACGTATATAAGTACTAAACATATCGAGCTATGAGTATTTTAGAAGAAGCAGACAAAATCGTTAATCACAGATCAGAAGAAGCAGACCGTAATTATGGTCCTTTCTCAGAAGGTATGGATCGTGCAGCAATGATTTTTCAAGGAATGACTGGTATTCCAGTAACTGGAGAACACATGTTTAAAGCATTAGTTGCTTTGAAATTCTCTAGAGAATCTTATAACCATAAGAAAGACAATTTGCTTGATGCAGTTGCCTATATTCAAGGATTAGAGAATTACCTTAATGAGATTGAAGAATCTCGTCCAATCAAATCAAATGACTAGTATTTACGAAATTAAAGACAAGTTAGCTGGCAAAAAGATTGCAATTGATGATGTTGTAACAACTTACAGCTCAAAAAAAGAATCACACAAATCTGCGTGGGCATATTTACTTATGTCTCAATTAAAAAGTCTAGGATTAGATGTTACTGTTTTGACAAAAGACGGTAACATTCATGATTTCGACGTTTGGATGGTAGCCTTACCGATGGAATTCCAAGGTAGTTACAATCTTTTTGGCGGTGCAGGAGATGAACCAGCTGCTAGAATCCAGAGATTTATTGATTTTAAAGGAGATGTGTATTGTCTTAATAGACAAATGCCAGATGTTGGTGCATTTGCACAATCTCGTATGAATTCTTGTACAGACAATTGGAAATCATTAGACGTTGCAATCCTGTCATCAAGGTCAAACAATGTCGAGTCAATTGATTTAACCCTTAACTCGGAAATCTTTGTACTCGGTGATAGCCATTCAGTCTCTGCTTACGTTCCAGGAGCAAACATTTCTAGAAACGATGGTAAAACATTATTTGGAATTATTAAAGAAGGAATGCAGAATTATATTCCTGCTGGAACAAAACATCTAATAACATATTTTGGTAACATTGATGTACGACATCATTTGTGCCGTCAACCCGATCCAATTGCGTCAACCGAATCTCTAGTTAAAAACTATGTTGAACATTTAAAAAGTTTAGGCATGGAAAAGATCAGTGTTATGCAATTACTACCAATCGACCATGAAGAGAGAAGAATTCCAAAGACTGGATTCTACAAAGGAACACCTTTTTATGGAAATTTAGAAAAAAGATTGGAAATTTGTCGAATTTTTAACAATAAGCTGAGTATATATCTAAGTGAGGCCGGATACGAATTTATCCAATGGCCAAGCGAATGGTACAAGCTAAGCCCAAAAGACTATGCGGACATTTATATGGAGAAACCAGGATCGGTGCACCTTTCACGAAATTATTATCAATATGATTTCGAAACTGGCAAAAAGAATCCAGCATTAAAACCAAAAGTCACGAGTTTATTTTGAAACCTTTTATAAATTATAAGTATAACTTAAAACAAATTACTAAAAATCATGAGTAAAATTAAAGTTGCAATTATTGGTACAGGAAACTGTGCTAAGTCTCTCGTAGAAGGAGTACAATTCTACACAGAAAATCAAGCAAATATCGATGGTATGATGCGTAGCGATATCGGTGGATATGGCGCAAAAGACATTGAATTTGTTTGTGCATTTGATATTGATGAGCGTAAAGTAAATCAACCATTAGGTGTTGCATTGAAGCAACGTCCAAATTCTGCATGGGATATCGTCCCAACTATCAATTCAACCGCTCCAGTATATGAAGCACCAGTTATTGATGGTTATGCATTATTAATGGACGCATACCCAGAAGCAAATCGTTTCTTGGTTTCTGAAGAGTTGAGAAATTCAACTGAGACTAATCGTACTGAATGGACCGATAAAAAGGACAGACAGTGGAAAGACAGAGTTATTGCTCAATTAAAGGAGCATGAAGTTGAAGTATTGATTAACTACTTACCTGTAGGTTCTCAAGCAGCAACAGAATTTTGGGCAGAAATCTGCTTAGAAACTGGAATTTCTTTTGTAAACTGTATTCCAGTATTTATTGCATCTGATCCAGCATGGGAGAAACGTTTTATCGACGCAGGTATTCCATTGATTGGTGATGATATGCGTTCTCAATTTGGTGCATCTATCTTGTCTCAAATGTTACAAGAACTTGCATTCGAAAGAGGTCACGTAGTAAGAGCACACATTCAACGTAACGTTGGTGGTAACACTGACTTCTTGAATATGGAAGACAAAACTCGTTTAAAATCTAAAAAGATTTCTAAAGAGAACGTAATCCGTGCTCAAAATGATATTCGTGGAATATCAACAGAAGGTTCATTCTTACATGCAGGTCCTTCAGAGTACATCTCATATTATGGAGATAACAAAGTTGCTAACTTCCGTTTAGAACTTGAAGGATTCGGTGGAGCACCAGTTATATTTGATGCTCAACTATCTGTACAAGATAGTCCAAACTCTGCAGGAGTTGTAATTGACGCTCTACGTTATTTAAGAGTTGCAAGAGAAATGGGAATTGTTGGTGCTTTAAGAGGACCATCAGCATTTACCCAAAAGACACCACCTCAACAAATGATGTTTGTTGATGCTGTTCAAGAATGCGAAGCTTTGGCAAACCGTAAACTTACTAAAGTTACGGAGAAACAAGTTAAAGCTTAATTAATCCAACAAGATGGAGAGTTTTGCTCTCCATCTTTTTTCAATTTAGAAAGATGAAAAATCACGAAATATTTGCATACGATTTTGATGGTGTAGTTTCTTTAGGAATTAGACCAAGGTACAGTGATGATGTTATTATTACTGGTAGATGTCAAGAAGAGGCACCATACGTTTTTGAAAAATTAGCGGAAATGGGAATCTCTACAAATGTTTACTTCAATCAAATGACTTTACAAGAAAGAGGAAATCATACAGTAGAAGCCAGAATTTTCTCAGGTCGTCATAAAGCTAGAACTATTTATAACCTTAAAGAAGAAGGTATTAATGTAGTTCGATTCTTTGACGATGATGAAGTTCAAATTGCAGTTATTAAACAATGGCATCCTGATTTAGATATTGTCCATGTTGTATCAACATTAGTAGAAAAATAAAATCAATCAATGAAATTCGGAATATTAAATATCTACATCAATACTTCATGTAATACAAATCGAGCAAATGGATTAGAAATCTATTATCTTCGAAAAGCTCTACTTGAGGCAGGACACGAAGTGTCTATTATTGGACATAAAAATTTAAGAAATGCCGACCAAGAATATTATGTAGATGCAAATGAAGCCGAGTGGGAAACTTATGATGGTATA